TGCCGTTTAAGCCGATGCGCTCAACTGAAAACGGTGCCGATCCTGCAAAGGGGCATCCGCTTTGGGCGCTTGAAACCATTGAACCTTCGCCAATGGTGACAGCGTTCAACTTTCGGCGCGATATGTTCGCAGATGCTTGCTTTGGAAACGCCTACGCCAAAATATCATTTAAAGGCAATGGTCGGGCGTTCAAATTAGAGCGCCTTGTTCCTGAAGACGTGACCATGTACGAAGCGGTCGACGGTTCGCTTTATTACATTGTGACGCGCAGGTCTGGTAAAGGGCCAAATACTGAAATCCTGTTTCCTTATGAGGTATTGCACCTCCGAGGCATGACCATTGACGGATACCAGGGCATTGAGGTTGCAAAAGCATTTGACGCCTCACTTGCCATGTCAATAGAGGCCACCAGGTACGGCCACAACTTCTTTTCCAACAATGCTGCGGTGGATTCTGTGATTGAATACCCCGGCCCACTTTCCCCCGTACAACGGGAACTAATGGAAAGCAAGATTCGGCAAAAGCACGCAGGCATCAACAACGTAGGCGGCACCATGCTACTCGACGCGGGTAGTCGGTTCAACAAGATTGGCCTAAACCCACAGGAGGCCATGCTGAACGATACGCGCATGTTTCAGGCTTACGAATCATGCCGCATTTTCGGAGTACCCGCCCACATGGTAAACGTTTTAGACCGTTCCACTTTCAATAACATTGAAATGATGGACAACGGGTTTGTAAAGTACTGCCTAACACCTTGGGCGCAACAATGGGAGGCGGAACATGACGTAAAGCTATTGACCAGCGACGAAAAGACAAGCGGGTCAGTATTCCACCGCTTTGACCTTTCCAATTTGATGCGCGGAGATATGAAAAGCCGGGGAGAATACGAAGACAAGATGCTCAAAAACATGGTGTATACAATCAATGATGTACGCGTGTTGAATGACCTGAATAAAGTGGAATGGGGCAACCTGCCATACGCACAGGCTGGCGTTACGCCGGTCAATGAAGATGGTAGTATTGATATAAACACACCCGCCGGAACGGATACAAAAAAACCTGCAATGGAGGTAGAAGATGATACCGATCCAGCATCACAACAAGATATTGAAAATGAGCCAGAACCAACATAGCATGGAGCGCCGGACATCGGTAAGCCCTGAAACGCGGGCGCGTGTGACCAATGAGGAAACGCGCACCATACGCGGGTACGGTATTGTGTTCAACAAAGAAAGCGTGGACCTACGGGCGAACGGTCGGGTTTTCCGTGAGGTGATCCGGCCTGAAGCGGTCCTGGGTATCAGCATGGACAATATCCTTTCGATGCACAACCACCGTAGCGAACGGCTACTTGGCACAACGGCCAGCGGTACGATGCGGACGGGTGTAGACAGCGTGGGCGTGTGGTATGAGGTTGATTTGCCAAATGCCCCGACAGGCCATGACGTTTTGGAATCAGTACGCAGGGGCGACACCCCCGGCAGCTCCTTCCAGTTCGACATTCGCAGCGATGGGGACAAATGGAGCATGAAAGACGGCAAGGCATTCCGCGAGGTAATGCAATTTAACGGAGTGTATGAGATGGGGCCGGTATCAGAGCCAGCCTATCCAGATACAAGTATATCAGCGCGTTCATTGGAGGCTTTGGAAGCCCTGGACGCGCCCGAAATAGTACCAGAAATAGAACAGGAAATCAATGCAGATTCAGACGCGGAAGAGGCGTTCCAAATGCTGCTTTTATCAATTTAAACAAGCAAACACATGAACGAAGTTCAAATGTTACAAGAGCGCGCAAAGGTCTGGGCTGAATTGCAAGACCTGCGCGGTAAGCGGGTAGACGGTAAATTTACCGACCCTGTTACCCAATCGGCGGCTGCCAAAGCAAGTGCCGAATTTGAGCGCATTACGGGCGAAATCGTAAACATCCAAGCGCGTGACGCTGCCAACAAAGAGGAGGCCCGACAAGCCGCCGCAATGGAAGCGCAAACCCGCACCACAGCCAACACCAACACCACCCAAAAGGCAAACGTCACCTATGACGAATCTTTCTGGCGCTGGGCTGCCAGCCAACGCGGTGCGGAGGTTGCAGAAAGTGAGCGCCGGATGCTTGAAACGCGGGGAACGTCCACGCAGATCGGAACAACCAACTCCCTCGGTGGCTTTACCATCCCTCAGTCGTTTTCCAACACCATGGAAACGATGATGAAATGGTACGGCGGTATGCTTGAAGCAGCCGACATTATGCAAGACGACATTGGCGGCGTATTGCATTACCCTAGCCTTGATGACACAGCTACCAGCGGCGCAATCATTGCGCAGGGCGTAGCTACCACCGTCAGTGACTTGACCATTGGCAACATTGCCTTTGGGGAGTACACGGTAGACTCAAAAATCATCAAGATCGGCGAAGAGCTTTTGAACGACGAGCGCGTGGGCCTTTTGCAAAACGTTTTAGGCGACATTTTGCCACAGCGCCTAGGCCGTGCAATGAACACCCTTTTGACCACTGGCACAGGTACTTCACAGCCTTACGGCTTGACAACCTGCGTTACCAGCTCAGCCCTTACCACCGCAGGCGCAACAGCGATCACCAAACCGGAACTTTTGCGCGTTCGCCACTCGGTTGACAAAGCATATTCGCAAGGCCCAAAGGTCGGTTGGATGATGCACTATTCGATCCTGGGATACCTACGTGGTCTTGACCTTGGAAACAATGACACGGTGCAGCTTTTTGTGCCGTCATTGACCGCTGGAGAGCCTGACCGCTTGCTCGGGTTGCCTGTATTTGTGAACAACGACCTAGAGGCTGCAAACGCTACAACCGGACTTCCTGTAACCGCCAAAAAGCACATTTATTTTGGGGACTTCTCGAAATACAAGATTCGCCGTATTGGTGGCATTTCATTGGGCCGTAACGAGCAGCTCTATTGGGCTGAACGCGCAGTAGGCTTTATGGGTTGGATGCGTTTTGACGGTAAGTTGGTGAACACCAACGCCATCAAATCACTGCTTCAGGCATAAATGAAAATTAGGCTAAAAATTAGCGGGCGGGTCGTGGACGTACCAAGCGAACTAGCCAACAGATTGATTTCTGGGGGCTTCGCTGAAATCCTAGACGATTCGCCCGCTAAACCTAAAGAAAACGCACTCATAAAGCGCCCAACAGAAAAACGCGATGTATAAAGTCACCACACAGCCCACTTTTGAACCAATCACGCTGACAGAGGCGAAGGATTGGCTAAAGGTGCATCCTGACGTAGTGGACGACGACAACCTAATTAGGGCGCTTATTGCATCGGCTAGGAGTTGGGCCGAAAAAGGAACGGGGCAGGCATTGATTACCCAAACCATTGAACAGGTTTGGGATTGGATGCCGGAAACGCTCAATTTAGACCTGACCATTTCGCCCCTGTTAGCTGTTACCAGCGTGAAGTACCTGGACACGAACGGAACGTATCAAACCTGGGACGCAAGCAACTACACAGCCGACCTGTTTAATAACCGGGTATGTGTAAAGCCGTCGGTATCACTTCCAGCTACGTCGGCACTATATGAGCGTCCAAATGTCTGGAAGGTAACTTATACGGCGGGCAATCCTACGGCTTTGGCGGTGGATGCGAATATTAAAACGGCTATGCTTTTGCAGGTCGCTATGATGTACGAAAACAGGGAAGATATACCGATTGGCAAGGGCAGTTCAAACCCATTTGCTCGGTCTGCTTACAATTTATTGGCAATCAGTCGGGTAAATCTGATATGAACAGCACTACCAATCTAAACCAGCAACTACCAAGCATCTCTAGCCTTGACAAGCGGGTAACGCTGCAAAGTTGCACAACAACACGGAGCGCAAGCGGTGGAGCGATTGACACATGGTCAGATGTTTGGACGGATTGGGCCATGGTTGAATATTCATTGACGGGAAATGATGAGGCGTATGTAGGTGATCAAAGTATGTCACGCTATCGAATTAAAGTAACGATTCGATACCGTGGCACGATCACAGAGAAAATGCGCTTTGGATACGATGTTGATGGAAGCGGCACAACCTACTTTGATATACTTTTTAAAGAGGTTTTAGGTCGTAGAAAATTTGAAAAGTTCACTTGTGAATCAGTAGCATAAATGAAAGCAGGCAACTACATATACGCAAAATTGACGGCTACGGCGGGGGTCACGGCTTTGGTATCAACCAGAATCTACCCCGTTATCATGCCGCAAGAGGTAGCTTATCCTGCTATTGTGTACAGCGTATCAAACCGGCCCCTAGACGCGAATATGAAGGATAGAGGGCCGTACCATGACCAGGCAACAGTATCATTTACATATTGGGCCGATATTCAGTTTGGGCAAGATGCGTACACCTCCCTGGATGCGATAGACGCGGCGGTAAGGACAGCGATAGACTTTGTGACAGCTACAGCGGGCGGCGTAACTACTGAAACGTGTAAGTATCTGGGAAGCGAAGATGTGTTTTCTGAAGATCGGCTTTTGTTGGGTCGGCAGGCGACTTACCAGTTAACTACTAAGAACTAATGGACGCGCAGTTGCAAGCGGACTTGAATAGGGCTTTAAAGGCGCTAAAAGGAGTAGACCCATTTCTACGGAAGGCGGGTAAGGCAGATTTGAGAGAGGCGGCAAAGATACTCAGCACGGCAGTAGCGATCAGGACACCGATAGGCAAGGTGACGCACAGGCGCTACCCGACAAAGAAAGGCAAGAAAGCGGGCAAAGGTAGCGGCAATGTTTTGGCAACTTACAGGCCGGGCAATTTACGGCGGTCTATCAGGGTGCTAAACTTTCGCAGATCGTCAGCGGCTTTTGTGGGCGCTAAATTGGGCAAGAATCCGGATGGTTATTACGCCCACATGGTTGAACGCGGCACCACAACGCAGCCAGCGCAAGAGTTTTTTAAAAAGGCTATTGCATCGGCAGGTAACGCCACACTAAACAAAGCAATTCAGCTCCTAAGTAGGAGAATCCAATCATACGGAGTTAACAACGGGTTCAAATGAAAGTAAAATACACAAAAGTCTTTACAGACGAATACGGCGACACTTTTTGCCCCGGATGGGTTGCAGAACACACCGACGCTGAAGGGCAGCGCCGGATTGATTTAGGCGTGTGTGTAGAAGTAGATCAGGAAGCCCGTTCACGCAGGCAAGCGCCTGAAGTTGCCACATCGGTTGAATGTGTACCAGATGCAGCGCAAAAGGCGGGCATTTTTGGCAAAACAAACAAGTAACAAACACAAATAAATAAAACGCTATGGCACAGACCACAGGAACAGTTTTAGCTAAAAACATGAAGTTGTACGCAGGTGCAACGGCATTTACTTGTCAGGTCGATGTAAGCCTGGCAGGTTCTACCAATATGTTCGAGACCACTTGTAAGGATTCAGGGGCAAATGCCGCGTTCCTTCCAGGTACTAAGTCTTGGACCGCAAGCGGGTCGGCGAATTTCGCAGACGATGCTACCCTTGGTTTCAATACCTCATCCACAGGTATTTTCGCCAAATGGGATGCACAAACCTCCGTTTCCATTGTATTCCAGACGGCAGCGACCGGGGACACCAAATGGAGCGGTACAGCTTACGTTTCAAGCTGGACACTCAACAGCTCCGGCAATGATGAGGCGGTAACCTATGACTTTGAGTTGCAGGGTACCGGCGCTCTTGCTATGGCAGTGATTTCGTAAAAACAACCTTTACCCGACAACACAAAATGACAGAATACTTGAATTTAGGGGGAGTAGAGCGCCCCGTCCGTTTTGGTTTTGCTGCTTTATATCAGTACGAACAAAGGACGGGGCGCAACGCCCTAACAGATTTCGCCGCAATGCAAAGCGGCACGGCTTCAGTCTCTTTAATGGTGGATTTGCTTTTTGCCGGATTATGCGCGGGAACGCGATACGAAAAAAAGCAAGTTGACTACACGCAGGAAGATGTAGCCGAATGGATTGGTAGCGACATGGGTACACTCCAAAAAGCAGCCGAAATGTTTGCAGCATCATTTGAGCCAGCACAGGAGGGCGAACCAGAAAAAAAGATCAAGCCCCTGAAAGCTATACGGGGGCAGGCTTAGACTGGCAAAACCTGATTGAGTTAGGGGCGTATTGCGGAATGAGTGAACGCGAATTTTGGGAAAGTACGCCGCGATATTTATCGGCACGGCAGAAAGCAAAGACGCGAGAAATGCACCTATCATGGGAACAAACGCGGTTTTTGTCCTACACGATGTACAAGACGGTAGACAGCAAAAACAAGATTCGCAAACCGTCCGACGTGTGCAAGTTCCCATGGGAGCAAGACATTCCGCAATTTGTACCACAGACTAAAGAAGAATTACAGTCTTTCAGTGATGAAGCAGACGAAATACTAAGAATCACACAGCCAGAAGTGTACAAAAAGTACATGGAGGCTAAACTCGCACAAAATGGCAGCGCCTCAGCTTAACGTCCGTGTCGGCCTCCTTTTCGACGAAAAGGCCCTGGCTACTTTGGAGAGGCAAATGCGCTCCAGCGGCCAGCGTCTTTCCAAAATTGGTACTGATTTGTCTTTGTCCCTTTCCTTGCCATTGGCAGCGTTTGGGGTAACGGCTATTAAGGCGGCTGGCGACATTGAAAGTTTAACGCTTGCTTTAAAGTCACAGTTAGGGACAGCAGACGCGGCTGCGAAGGAATTGGATAAACTCACAGAGGCGGCAAAGAATCCAGGGTTAGGAGTAGAGCAAGCGGTCAGGGGATCGGTACGACTTCAGGGCGTAGGCTTTGCGGCAGAGGAAGCACGGCAAGTGCTTATTCAAATGGGTAACGCCATTGCATCCACCGGCGGCAGCGCTGAAGAATTGGACGCGGTGACTAAGCAGTTCGCCCAAATGACTTCAAAGGGGCGGGTATTACAGGAAGATATTTCGGTACTTTCTGAAAATATGCCCGGCCTAGCTGGATTGATGCAAAAGGCATTTGGTACGGCGAATGTGGAGGCGATCCGCAACATGGGTGTAACGGGCAAAGAGTTCGTGACCCAGATCACCAAAGCAGCCGAAACATTGCCACGTGTTGAGGGCGGTATCAAAAACGGCATAGGCAACGCTATTGACAGCCTGAAACAAAGCGCAGCAAAGGTGGGCTTTGCAATCAATGAAGCATTTGACGTTACGGGGGCGATAGAATCAGTGAGTTCGGCGGTATTGGCATTGGCGCAAGGGTTTTCGGCATTGCCTGGCCCTATTCAGAAAGTAATTTTAGGGCTTGCGGCGCTTGCGATAGCGACAGGGCCAATAGTCAGCGGTTATGGAGCAATGCAACTGTTAGGCTCAAGGCTTGTGGCTGGTTGGTCTGCGATAGTAGGCGCTGTTAAGCCTGTTATTGCGGCCTTTAATGCTTTGAACCTAGCTACACGCGCTTTCATATTGGTAGGCGTAATTGCGGCGGTTCTTGCCTTTGCGCAGGCATTCAATGAATATCAAAACCAGCTTACCGATGCTGAAAAAGCGCAGCAGTCTTTAGTAAATGTCCAAAAGCAGGCCGCAGAAAGTATCCAGGGGCAAAAGAGCGAGGTTGATACTTTGGTTGCAGCGTACAAGGCAGAGGAAACAACGCTGAAGCAAAAAGAAGAAATACTCAAGGCTTTAAACAGGATTTCCCCTGAATACTTTGGATTAATAAAGACGGGGAAGGGTGATGTGGAGGCGCTGACAGTTGCCACCGGAAGGTATAGCGCAGAGCTTCTAAAGGTTGCTCAAATTACGGCGGCAAAGGATAGGCTGGTGGAGATTGAAAAGGCGCTGTTAAGTGTAACAAAGTCAGCAGAACCGTCCACGCTTCAAACACTTGGGAACATAATCAAGTCCGGCGGGCGATCTTTCCTTTTTGCTGCACAGCAGGCGAAGTCTTTTGGGGACAATATTAATGAGCAAAAAGCGGCCCTTATTGCAGAACGCGACGCAATGACGGGGCTAATAACTACCCAAACCCTGGCAGATGCTTCGACGGGTAAGCTATCAGATAAGTATAAGGGATTAGGCGCGGCGGCTGAAGAAACAAAACCTAAGGTAGACAAGCTTGCGGCCTCCTTAAAAGAGGTTTTAAGTGACATTGAAAACGAATCAAACAGGCAGAATCTTTTAGGGCTTGACGACATAGAGGCAAAACTATCCGTTGCTGAAAGAGGCTTAAAAAAGCTTTTGGACGACGGTTGGAAGCCGACAGCGATAGAGGTTAAAAACGTAGCTGAACAGGTAATTAACCTGCAAACTCAGCTTAATGCGCTTACGCCTCCAAAGCCGATTGTCATTGACATAATCCGAAAGGATAGCACAACCACAACGGTAGCAGGTCCGCAGCCAATTTCAGACGACCGGATAAAAGCCATCCAGGATGAGGCGGCGAAAGAAAAGGCAATCCGGAACGACCTGGCAAAGCAATGGAAGGATACCTACATAGGCGCTGCACAAGAAATAGCGGGCGCTACATTCGCAATAATAGGCAGCGCAAACGCGGCCAGATTTGAAGATGAAAAAAACGCGGCAATATCAGCAGCAGACGCGCAGCTTTTGGCCGCTGAAGGTAACGCAGAAAAGCAGGCTCAAATAAGGGCAGCGCTATCTTCAAAAATAGCGCAGATCGAAAAGAAAGAGGGCAAGCGAAAAAAAGCCCTTGCCATTGCAGAAGCGGTAGTTAATACGGCGGTAGCAGTCACAAAGGCTATTGCTTCAGCACCACCCCCTTTTAACGTCCCTGCTATTGTCGCGGCCTCCATTGCAGGGGCGGCACAGGTAGCGGTAATTGCAGCCCAACCATTTGCACGAGGTACAGCATACGCTCCAGGCGGTACAGCCTTAGTCGGTGAGCAAGGCCCGGAGCTTATCAACTTGCCACGCGGTTCGCAGGTTTTCCCAACGCCCAAAACAAACGCCATGCTTTCAGGCATGGGTGGCGGTAATATGAACGTATCTGGTGAGTTCACAGTACGCGGCACAGACTTGGTTTTGGTACTCGACAGAACACAAAATAAAAACGAACGATTTAGATAATGGCAAAGCGGTTTTACAGTACTTTTTATGATCTAAACGGGGCGCAAGTCACGGTAGATATATATGATACTGACTTTGTCGGGTCGGCCACAGAGTTTAACACCAAGTTTTGCCAGATCACTTACGACAGCACCGACAATGACGACCTAAGCAGCCCAATGATAGGCAGCCGTGCAAGTGTGGGAATGGTGATACCTACCACAGACGCGACGCTCACCGCCTTTGTAGAAGACTTTGCCACATCGGTAGAAGATAGATTCACCATTGAAATAGGCAAGAGCGCAGGGCCGGACGTTGTTTGGCGCGGTATCCTGGTGCCTGACTTTACAGGCGAAGAAGATACGGCCCCACTTTTTGTTTTCAAACTGTCAGCGGTTTGCGGGCTTGGACTACTAAAGAAAAAGCCCTACCACAACGGCACGGCTATCTATACGGGCATTGACCGATTCACGGAACACCTTGCAACGGCGCTCAGTAAGTTGGCCCACACCGACGGATTTTGGGGCGGCTCAGATGTATTCATAAAAACGGCGGTGGATTGGTGGTCAGTATCCATGTCCAGCGGGGCAACGGACGACGCAATGTTTCAGGGAGGCGTGGATCATTCCGCTTTTTACAACTACCAGAACGAGGGGAATGTAGATAAGGACGTACTTAGCTGCTACGATGTAGTGTGGCACATCCTAAAGACAATGGAGTGTCGTATCTTCCAGATAGACGGCTCCTGGTGGATCGAACAAATTGCCTACCGTACATCTTCCAGCTATTATACCCGCCACTACTCAAAGACAGGCGGGTATCTATCCAACGCCACAAACTCAGGAGTAATTACGGTTGACCAAACGCGCACAGGGTCTAAAATAGCGACGGTTAACTATGACTTTTTGCCAGCGTTCAAAAAGGCTACGGTAAAGTATGATGTGAAAATTAGGCGCAACTTCCTGAATGGCTTTAATTTACAGCCAGGCAGTGCGCAAATAAACTTCGACCAGGATATAAGCAGCAATGGCGGCGACGCGATTACACGGCTGCGCGGTACGATCTCATACGGGATTCTGAATAACACCTATTCAGGAACGGGTGAAACGCTTTTCCTGGTGCCTGAATTTCAACTAAAAATAGGAACAAACTACCTTAAACGTAGTTATTCAATATCGAATTTCACAGCCAATTTAAGCGCACCTACATGGACGGCAACCAGCTCAGACCGGGCCTACGTTCCAATCCTTTTAGGGCCATGCCCGTCCACAGGCGGCGCAATGAGTGGAACTTTTAGCTTTGAAATTCTTACACCGACCTTACCTAGTGATGGGGACGACAATGTTCTGAACTTCGCTATTGGTTCGCTTTTGAAGTGGACAGGCGGAGCGGTCGACCCTACCAAGTTTACTTTTAACTGGTCGGTATCTGATTTGTTCCTTGAGATTTACGACGAGGGGACACCGATAGTATCAGAGGATCAGATCGCTTACGAATCGGTAAACCCGTCCGCATATACGGACACTTACGAAACGAACATTCGCCTCGGTACGGCTATCCTTTCAAACAGCGCGGGCCGGATCATGCGGTGGAACGGGTCAATCTGGACAGTGGCAACGCTTTGGGGTCAGGGTGTAGATACCAGGGATGACGCTATTGGCGACCTGTTAGCGCGTAACCTGCTAAACTCCAGGGACAGCATACGCAGGCGCTTAAACGGTACGATATTCGGGACGGTAAACCCACGCAAATTGCTATCCACCACAGACGGCAAAAAGTGGCTATTTGGGAACGTGACATGGGACTTGGGGTTAAACTCATTGCAGGGCACTTGGTTTGAATTAAACTACGGGACTGCAGGCGTAAATTCCACGCCTATCAAAATCAAAGTAATTAAGCAGGGGCCAACGTTCCCGCCCACTACTGACCCGTCTATACCAAGCGGCCTTTCAAATAATTCGCCTGGGTTCAATATAAATATGGGGCCGACCGTATTGGCTCCCGTCTCTTACAATGCCCTAAGTACAGGCATTGCTGAAGGGGCTACCGTTACCAGCATCCCAATCAAAATTGCATCCCTAGGGAATGAGTTTTTAGCAGGTGACGGCGTGACATTGGTAAATCCTTACACCGGCCAATATCAGACCTTTGAAATAGCAACAGCGCCCGCATTCGGGGCAACGTCGCTCAGTGTAACCAGCGAAGTCGCCACCAGCGCATTCCCTGAAGATTCATATCTGGTCGTAAAGCAAAACGCATACGCCTTTTCTTTGCCCACAGGTGCGCAGGGTCAAATACTGCGCTACAATGATACGACCGACGTATGGGAGGCGTACGGCGGTGTTACGGATGGTCACGTTCTTACATGGGACACCACAAACGGGTGGCAAGCTGAAGCAGCGGCGGGCGGCGGAGTATCGGATGGGGATAAAGGGGATATAACGGTAACGGCAAGCGGGGCAACGTGGACCATTGATGCCGATGTGGTTACATACGCCAAAATTCAAAACGTTACAGCAAACAGGGTTTTGGGTCGGGTTGGCACGAATGGCGATGTGCAGGAATTAGGGCCGGGAACTTCCATGTCCTTTACAGGGGGCGGGCTTGTTGCACGGGCGGCATTGACGGGTGATGTAACGGCGGCACTCGATGACAACGCCACAACGATAGCGAATAACGCGGTCACTACGGTCAAAATAATAGACGACGCGGTTACATACGCGAAACTTCAAAACATAAGTGCCGCTAACAGGGTATTAGGCCGGATAACGGCGGGTGCTGGAAATGCTGAAGAACTTACGCAGGCGAATCTATACACCCTGCTAGGCATGACAGGCGTGACCAATAGGCTTGCTATTTGGTCAGGAACTAACATCCTGAATAGCGATGTGGCTTTCGGGGTGGATTCAGTGAACGACCGAATGACTATCCTAAGCTCAAACCCTGGACTTGGTGAATCAAACGCTGCGTTCAATATTGGTACATCGGGCGTTTTGTCGGGAGCTAGGAACTTGTTTGCTTTTGTAGGTAGCACGGACGGAAATTTGATTGGTGAATTTAGGAACAAGTCTACCACCTCAGGATCAAATACTATATTCCAGATCGGGCAAGCAGGGACAGGGGCGGGAGATGCCGCTTTGCAGTTTAGCATTACAGGCGCTGGCGGGGTTACTCATGCGGTCGGGATTGATAATTCAGACACTCAGAAATTCAAGATAACACCAAACAGCAGCACACCAGGCGGTACGGCCAATAGTGGCCTTATAATGACCAAAGACCTTGCTGCAAAGATTGGCATAAATAAAGACGCCCCGACATTTCCGCTTGATGTAGGTGGCACAGAGCGCACAGAGCAGTTCCACGGAATAAACGTAGGATGGGTAGCAGGGGATTTGACGTTTGGCCTTGGAGCTGGCACGGCCCCCACATTCACGGCAATGTCAGGGACGCACAACTTTGTAAAGGTTGAATTTTCAACAGGCACAGCGCCTACAGCAGATAATGCCGTTTTTTCAATAGTAAGAAAAGCCGGATATGAGTTTGCGACAAAGGGATTCCCTGTTTTTTCAGCGGCAAATAATAAGGCGGCTGGAGAAATTACAAAGTTTTACATGAGTTCAGACAATGGGGTAACTTACACAATGGGGGTAAACGGTACGCTTACAGCAAGCACCCCTTACAAGTTTTACATCGCATTTTCAGGATATTAATATGATAACAACAGCAACAGCCGCCTTTTGCATTGAAAGCGGATCGGAACAAGTTTTTTACGGTTCATCCATCATTTGTGAGCCTGTTTATTATGAGTCATTGACCCGCTTTGAGGTTACGTTGCGGGTGATTAGCAGCGCCACTACATCAGAGATAGGGCGCGGGTATATGCAAGTCACCACTACCGAAGTAGACGCGGAAACCGGCACAGGAACGGGGGAATATGCACCTTGGTTTAATGCCCTGCAAAAAGCAGTCATTACCAAGTTGAGCGCATACACTGGCAACGCATCAACAGTCTTTACAATCGTTTAAAATCAAAAGAAATGGCAAGCAGCATAGCAAACCTACCGACGCAAATAGACTACGAAATTTGGCAGGGCGACACCTGGAGCCCTGGCACGATTACGGCGACTATATCCGGTACGCCTATCAACTTTACAGGGTGGACGGCGACAATGGAAATAAGGAACGCGATCAGCAATGATGTGGCGGTAACGCTTACCAGCACCCCGGCGGCGGGCATTACCTTGACAAACCTTGGTGTCATTACGCTGACCATGACATCAACGCAAACTAACACGCTGTTAGGCCGGTATTCGTATGATTTGGAGATGACAAACGGGACGGTAATCAGGACGTACACCTACGGCACAATCGAAGTCAAAAACGACACGACAGCAAACCAATAACAAAAACAAACACTTAAATAAAAAGACATGGCTACGTTTAACAAAATTGACGCATTCGTTGAGAATCTAGCGGAAAAAGTACACAACCTTGGTAGTGACCAGTTAGTAGTGGCACTCACTAATTCCGCACCAATCGCAAGTAACACGGTGCTTGCCAACCTGACAGAGATCAGTTACACCAACCTTTCCAGCCGGAACATTACAACGTCCACAAGTTCGCAGACTTCAGGGACGTACAAGTTAGTTTTAACCGACCTTGTTTTGACGGCATCGGGCGCGGTGGGACCGTTCCGGTACGTGGCAATCTACAATGATACGCCTACCAGCCCGGCAGATCCGTTGATTGGATGGTACGACTACGGCAGCTCAATTTCTTTGGCAACGGGTGAAACCCTGACTATCGACTTTGACGGCACAAACGGGTTGCTTTCAATCGCATAGTTTAACGCATAATTCAGGCGGGTTTAATCGCCCGCCTGTTATAAAATACAGCAATGGCGTACACTTTCGGCACGTTTTACATAAATTTTTCCAGCGGCTCGGATGCAGCGCGAACGGCTTTAACAAGCTGCACAGCTTCCAACCCGTCCGGATCAATCACACGTATCAATAAGACGGCCCACGGCCTTGTTACGGGCGCGGTGGTGGACCTGACGCTGTTCACGGCATGGCTTAATGATGCATGGAAGATAACGGTGGTAGACGCTGACAACTTTGATTTAGACGCGGCTACATGGCAAACCACAGCCGACGCAAGCGGAACGGTTACGCCACGCGGCGGCATGAACTGGACAGACGCATGGTTAACCACCACAAGCGGCGCAACGGCGGCACGGATTCAGCCGGGCGATACCTTGCGCATTGCAAAGACTGCTGACCCTGTTTCTTTGGGGCAAAATGCCACTTGGACGGATAACAGCCAGACTGTGACGCTCACAACGGCGGTTACTAAGAAGATTGAGGATGGAATTACGGGGTGGACAGGGGCGACGAATGTGACGGCGAACACAAATGCAGCGCGGAAGATAGGCGCGACAAGCGCGTCGTTTACCATAGCAACCAATTTCACCACCGGGAAAATTGCTTATAAGATAATAGATGGGGGGGGGACGCAGGACTTTTCGGCCTACCAAAAAATAAACCTTTGGTTTCAAAACGCAACGGCTAGCACTTTGGCCGACTCCGCGCTAAAAATATGCCTTTGTAGCGATGCAACAGGCGACACCATTGTTGATACTTTAAACTTCCCGGCTACTATTGCCACTACCGGCTGGAATTGCCTTGTATTGGATAAAGGCAGCGCGCTAGGCAGTAACATTCAATCCGTTGCAATTTATGCGAATGTTGACCCTGGAGCAATTACAATCAGGATAAATAACATTTTCGCTGCCAATTCCGACCTAAGCTTAAAAACACTAATCGGCAAAACGGGCGATGTAAACTACAACATTCAGTCTATTGACGGCACGAACATCAAAATTGATTCAAACAATACGGCGGCAACGGGGCGCGGGTATTCGGGGGCTACGTCAACGGAAACGCTGTATTATCAGGTGCCGTTTGATGTGGCGACGACTACCAATTTTGCCACGCTAAATGAGGCGGGCAATAAAGAAACGGGTCTGAACACTTGCACAGGAGGTTGGAATACTTCAAGCAATACGCGGGACGGGCATACGGTTTTAGGTAGTACGGTGGTGGGGGTGGGTTCGCCGTTTTCTATTCCAGCTGCTTGGAGGGTGGAGAACTTTAAAATGGCGCGTTTTTCAAGTATTGGGTCGCAGAACGCAAATGTTTTTGAAGTCAATAATTGTGTTTGGTGCGGCGGCGGCGGGGCATTTGCTGCCCTAACAACTGTATCAGATTATAAGTTTAGTTCTTCATTATTCTTGAATTCTAGTACGTCTGCCGTATCTATTGGCTGTGCGGATAACCGCTTTTTATCGTGTGAATTTAGGAATAACGCAAGCTCCGGGGTAAGCGCAACGGGTAGCATAACTTTTATGTCCAGCACATTTGCAAATAATGGCGCTGGCAGCATATCGCCTCAATCGTCTGGGGTGCTAGGCACGGCATCTATTTTACTCCGAAATTGTACGCTTTCAGATTCCACAGAAGTCGGTAATACTACTGGCAGCCATCCCGTCGTCTACTCCTTCGACCACGACAACACGCAGGGCAATCATTGGGCATTCCACAACGGCG